TACCTAAAAATGCTGTGTATAATTCTTGGTTTGAGAAATTGTTTTGGTATAATTTAACACCAAAATCTTTTATAGCATCGGATACTAAATCTTTACTAATACCAAAATCTAATCTATTATCTGTGTTATATTTTTGTGTAATATCTTTTGTATATAACCAAACACTATCATAATATTGGGCAACCATATCAACAAATAAATCATATTGTTTATTGTCTGGGTCTTCTCTTAAATATTCTGGGATTGATTTTAATAATTGATCTGGGTTTGAGTTGTCATAATTAGATGCTGATAATAGTAAACCTCCATAATTACTACTATTTTCATTTGTACTACCTAACCACGTTAATACTTGGGAACTTGTAGTAGGTAATAAAGTATAAGGTGGTAATGATGTAGCTCTTTCACCTACACCTGTTACTAGTTTTGGGTAAGCAGCAGAACCACTACTATAATACATAAAATATTCAAATTTATCAAAATTTTTAATAACTTTTGAAATTTTATTTTCAGTTAAAGTTTTACTTGTACTAGAACTACTTATGTTTCCTAAAATATTAGATTGAGAAGTATATGTTTCAATTAAACCTACTTTGTAATAAAAATTTTCTATACGTGTTTGAGCAGAACTAAAATGGATAAAATTATTAAAGTCTGTGTAATCTACACTTATATTAATAGCTGATTCTTCTAGTAAACTTTCTATTTGATTTTGTGAACTGGTAGGAGCACTTTTTAATATATCGGTATAAGATAAATTTTGTGATGAGTTATTAATCTGGCCCTTAAGAGGGATATCAAAATTAGGACCTTGAATTTGAGTTGAATCTGAAACTTCTATAGTTTCTAAAGGGTAAGTTACTAAAAAAGCTTCGGGTTCATTTAATGTAGTAACAATCCATAATGTAGATTTTAAATCAAACTGAAGTGGGAGAGGTTCATATAATTTAATTAATATAGTAGGATTATCAGTATTTTCATTATCTAATTTAACGTTATTAGATATAACTAAATTATTGTTTCCAAAATTAAGGTAAAAATCTACAAAATAATCTTGTTTATTCCTAAAATTAATAAAACCGTTAGTTTCTAATGGTATACTTAAACCATTAGTATTGTCTAATCTAATTTCAGTTCTATCTGATGATATCTCGGATATAAAAAGTGGTGTATTAGAATCACCTATTTGATTTTTTAAAAAGTTATAATAGGCTATATATTCTCCATTATCAAATCCTAGAGTTGTTACATCATCACCTGGGGATATGTTAAACTGAGATATTTTGGGGATCTGTTGAGAAGCAGCTTGTCCATCTTCTTGAATATTGTATCTAACATAATTATAATTTTCTGATATTATATTGTTATTTAAGTCATATACAAAAAATTCAATAGAACTTTCTAAACTTATAAATTCAGTATCAATGGATGATGTTGCTATTAGATTTTCATCTTGGGGTTCATATGTTTGAAGCTCAAATGTAGTTGGATTAATTTTTGTAATTTCAACCATTTTATTAAATTTGATTTGCATTAGTTATTACTCCATTTCCAAATGACTTATTTTTTACAAATTCTTTTCTAAGGATATTTACTGTTGTAGCTAAAATTTTATATAAATTTTTAGTTTCTTTCCCGCTTGATCTTTTCTTTATAGCCGCTTTCCAATCCATATAAATAGCTTTCTTAGAAATATTTTTCTTTTTAATATCGTCTAGATCTCTTGATTCTTTACCTAATTTTTCAGGCATTCTCTCTCTAGCATCTGGGTTATCTTCAATAAACTTTAAGTTTCTACTCATCATTTCCCAAGTAATTTCTTGATATTGATATCCAGCATCATACATTTCTTGGTCTTTTTCTGAAGCTTTTGGTGGTGGTGGTGCTTCTGGTGCCGGTGTATTAATTACTTCTGCTATAATGTTAGCAGGTGGTTCTGGATTTTCTATATTTACTGAAGGTAATTCATCAATTGGAGCTGGTTCTGGTAGAAGAGCATTAGCTAGTTCTTGTTGAGATCCTAGTAATTCTTTTCTTAAATCTGCTATCTCTAATTGTAAAGCTTCTATTAAATCGTTATCAACCTCAAAAGCTATATATTGGCCACTTGTTTTAACTAAATATTCATGTGAATTAGTAGGACCTAATTCATTTATTTGATAAAATAATTCATTATATAAATTAAAAAATTCTTGAACCGTTGGTTGAGAATCTAATTGTTCTTGTATAGATTTAACACCCAGTTCAGTAAAAGACGTATCTATAATTTTTTTATAGGGTCTTTTAGCAAAAACTTCTTTATTTAATTTTATATTTTCTTCCATTATAGTGCATTTACTACTTTAAAGTAATAATTATCATCTAATATTAATGTAGAACCCTTTATATTAGTTTTAACACAAATTTTATAATATCTTTCTGGTTCTAACCCATTCATATATACATCAAAATAATTTCCTTCATTATCTGAACTTAATTGTGTATAATTAGTGTCGTAAGATACAACAAATTCGTCGGTATCCAAATCTTTTATAGCATAATATGAGGCTGTTGGTAAATAATTTGTACCTGTAAATTGAGATGCTGTTGTCCATACCGCAGGTGGGTATTTAGGTGCAACATTAAACCTAAATCTATTTACACTTTGTGGGGTGAATAAACCTGGGTTTTCTGCTAAGGAAGATATTAAATTAGTAGTATTTACTATACTAGAAGAAGCTGATCCAGTTAATACACTTGAGTAATCTCTCCATTTAAACTCTAGTTCTGGTGGGTAAATAGTATTGGTATCAACACTATAAAACTGCATTACTGGTTGGATTTGTTTATTGGTATTCCATTCAACATTATTTTCCCATTTAGTAATAAAACCATAATTAGGCAATGAAGCGGAAATATCAACACCTAAAGAACTACTATACCATAAGTCAACAATAGTTTTAACATTAACTCTTAAATCTTTTTCACTTCGGGTGTCAAATGATTGAGTTGAAGCATATAAAGTACCATCTGATCCACTGTGATACCATGAACCTCCCCCATGTAGTACATAGTTTAAGTTAGTAGAGCTTGTAATATAGTGATTAGTGTTATCTGAACCGCTTAAAATCCAAGATGTACTTGAATTTGCAAATTGAGGAGAATACCAATTAGCACCATCCGTAGTCATTGGTTGATCTAAATATGTTCCTGTACCATTCCACCAATATTGAGCTAAAGGGTGGACTGATAAGTCTGTGGCTTCTATAATACCTTGAGCTGTTGCTATATATGATCTAAAATCTACATCCCATTCTGCTCCTTTAATTTTATTATTTATAACATCTTCTATTTCATCTTGAACAAATTCAGTTAAAAATCTTGCTACTTGAGGGTTAGACGCTACTGCAATATTTAAGTTGGATATATCTGTAATAGGATCTATACCTGTATTCATATTAGGGAAAAATGAATATAGTGTAGTATCTTTATATGGGAATAATTTATAGACTGCCATGTTTTAAAAAGTTGATTCTGGTGAAATTTCTTCTGGAGTGAATGAGTTTTTATATTCATTTGTAGGTAACCAATGATGTAATTGAGTAGTAGAAATAGTACCATCTTTGTTAAATAGAGTTCCCGAAGGACCTATATTAGTATACTGACCTGAAGGGATATTGTTTTGACCTGCATTTGTTCTATTAGGGCCTCCTAAAGGTTGTGAATTTTCTACATCTAAACTAGTTCCTGTAACTTGCTTGTTGAATATATTTTGAGGGGATAATGTTGTACCATTTATACCAAAATCACTATTGGGACTTGCTTCTTCTTGACGGGTATCTAAGTAAGTGTTATTTGGTGTAAATTGGTGTTGATGATTATATTGTGGAAAACTATTAGGTCCTCCTAAAGGTTGAGGATTATCAACATCATAACTAGTTTGATTAGCTGATCTAAAAGTATTATTTATTGCAAAAGGGTTTATTGGTGCTAAAGCCATGATTTTTAAATTTTATAGTGGTACTACTTTTCCTTTAATGTCGGTGTTAGGGTATTTAACTTCAAATATGCTTGTATCTAAGCTGGGGTAAATAACTCCATTTTGAGTAGCTCCACTTATGTCGTAGGCATATTGGGAATATCCCGAAGATGTTCCTGCTTTATTAGATATTAAAATATTTTTTACGGTTTGAACTCCTTCTACTTTATCCAATAAAATATTTAAATCACTTATTATAAGAGGTTGGTTTATTTGCCATTTATCTCTATTAAAGTAGTTTTGAAGGGATTCAATGCAAGATAATATTATTTGACTATTTATAAAGTTTGGTAATACTACTATCTCAAAATCAACTGAAATGTTAATGATATAAGTATCTTTTATTTCAATACTATCCCCTATCATTTTATATTGTGATAAATAAGTTCTTAAATTCTTTTTTAATGTATCATTAGCAGTTAAAAATTGCCCATTATTATTTTGGGATAAAACATATAAACATAGAGTTTCAAGGGTAGATGTTTGGTTATTTAATTTTGGTTTTTCAATATATGCTTTTGATACTATTCCAAATTTAGAGGGCATACTTAAAGATCTTACTAAATAATCATCTAATGTAACTGTACGTTGTTGGGTAGTTGTTTGGATGATAGTGTTTTGTCTTATTTCTTCATCAGTATCTCCACCTTTTCCTCCAGATGCAGCTTCTTTATTTAGAGATGCTATAGTACCAAAAATATAATTTGCTATGTTCTCATCTAAATTAATGATATTAAAGGTAGTATTAGTAGTATCTAAAGTTGTTAAATCACCAGAAGGAACATTGGATTCAACTCCACCACCTGTTAGATATCTTATGGTTAAAGTAGTATCTGAAGGTGCGATTCCATAAGTATCTGTAAATAAAAAGTTTGTTGGGGAGTATGCTGTTGTAAGTTTATCCTTTTCAAATGGTAAACCTATACCTACATTATTGGGGTTTGGTGTAATTAATTCATCTGTATCATTTGGGTTACCTGCTCCAAATTGGATTTTTAAGTTTGTTTCTGATGTTAATCTTGTAGCAAAACGTCTTTGTATTTTTTTTAATTGAAGTAAAAATGGAGTATCACCCTTATTAGCTACATTATTAGGGTCATTTGGGTTTGTATTTTTGATACTATCATAAACCATTTCTTGACCTAAATAATCTACTTCATACCATATATTTCCATCTGAATCTGTGATGTCTAATATTCCTATTATATTATTTGCTGTGATGTCTATTGTTTGGAATTGTTCAGGGGTTGTAAATGAAAAAGTAGTAGTGTTTATAGTAGATGATATTGCATTTCGAGTTTTAGTTAATAAATAATATACAGGATCACTTCCAGCTACTTGATATATTTCAATTTCTGTTGGGTCTAAAGAACTAGATACAGAAAAATCACATTTATCTTCAATCAAAAAATTAATGTCAGAATTTAGTTGGGAAGATATAGTAGTATTTTCCCCTATAGTTACAGCATAATCAAAATCAGGAACAAAATTACCACCTCCTAAATTTTTAGCTGGTACTTGTTGGTATAAACTTATTGTGGTTTGAGCTGCACCTGTTGCTTTTGGTTTGTATCCAAACATATAGGCTAACTCGTATAAGTTATTAGTTTGTCTAGCAAATTGTGTAAAAGTTTCTTGTAATTGATTATCTAAATAAAAGGACATTACATCACCTACATAAGAGGCTTGTTCCATAAACATCATACCTGGTGAAGTTGGTGAAAAATCATTGTAGGTATCAGGAAAATATGTTTGTGAAAACTCTATTAATTTTTCTCTAATATCAGAAAAATCTCTATTTAAATATTTTACGTCTCTTTTTATTGGTGTAGCCATTATATAAAGTTTATTTCTAAGGTATCACTAATATTAGTATTTATTATATTATAAGTTAATTCTACAGTTATTGTGTTATTATCTTCTTGTTTTAATATTTCTAAATTTTCTACATTTACATTTGGAAAAAATGTATTTAAATTATCCTGAATTTGTTCTTGTAGGAAATCTAAATTGTCATCTGCTATTTGTTCAAAAATAAAATCTCTTAAACCTGCTCCAAATGTTGGGTTTAATGGCCTTTCTCCTGGATTTGTTAAGAAATAATTTATTAAGTTATTTTTTATAGATTCTTTTGTTGTATAATTAGATCTAAAGACCCCAGGTGCTGTGAAAGGAATATTTATCCCAACAGCTGCACTTTTATTAAAGTCTATGGGTGATATTTGTTGTGCTCCAAATGCCATTATTTAGTCATTAACCCCATTATTTGATCCATATTAACTTCTCCTCCAGGTAATGCTCCATTTGCTGAAGTAGTATCTCCAGTTCCTTGTGGGTTGAATGGTCTATTACCAAATCCTTGAGCATTTCCACTTTTCATGTTTATTCCTGTTTCACCTATAATATCTAGATAAGATTGCCTCTTTTCAATTAATGAATGTTTGGGTGTTTGTGTAACAGGTGCAGGTGTAGTTGATGTAATACTTTCTTGTATTGGTTGTGTAACTACAGCTTTAGGTGCTTTAACTGCTTCTAGTAAAACTTCCTTTAGCTCCTCTTGTATAGCCTCTCTAACGGCTTCTTTGATTATTTTTTTAAGTGCTTCGGTTTTCATGTTTGTGTTTGTTATAAATATTAAATTAATCTGCTTTTAAATCATTTACTTCAATGTAATATACTAATTCGTCTATTAATATTTGATCATTTGAAGAAAATGAAGGTTCACCTTCTAACATTATTATTCCTGCTTTGTTTCTAGCTATTGCTTTTCTACGTTTTAAACCATCAACAGTAACATTATCAACAAATATTACGGACATTTCAAACCCATTTACATTAGTAATTACAGGAGATAATTGTTGAGATTGTTCTTGGGTAGCTTCTAATAGATCTGATGAAAGTTGTTCTTGAGATAGTAATTCTCCTCCTGGGGATGTTACTGTTAAAGCACAACCACCAACTAAAGTATCTAATAAAGATAAATAGTTTAATACCCTTTGTAATTCTTGAATTAAAATTGTTAATACTAATAAAGTACTAGCTGTTATTACTCCAAATTTAGCTGTAAGTTTATCTAAATTTTCTATAATAAATTTTATAGGTCTTGAAAAATCAGGTGCTCCAAAACCAGCTACGGGAAATACAAAATATATAGGCTTAATTACTTTTATTACTATATCAAGTACAGTTATAACTCCAGTTATTGCAGTTACTACTATTCTTATAGTTTTTAAAAAATTCATTACATTATTTAATGCTTTTGTTAATTTGTTTTTTCTCTTAATTATAGCATTTAATTCTTCTAAATTAGCAGGGCAGGTTGCATTCATATTAGAAAATTCTTTTCCTATAAAATCTTTAGCTTTTGTAACTCCAAAGGCAGCTATTAAAGTTAATACTTGAGGAATTAATATAGTTTTAATTTGAACAATTACCCTATTCATAGCCTGTTGTTTAGCTACTTCAACATTCATTTTTTGAGCCTTCATTAACTTCATCTGTGTATCCGTAAATGGGATTTCTTCGTCTATGGCTTGTCTTAGATCTGCTTTTGCATCTTTTAATGTTATAATACCTAATGCCCCTTGATTTTTAAATTTTTTAGATAGTGTAAAGGGGTTTATTTTCTTTTGGGAAAAATCTTTAGCGAATATGTTTATTGTAAATATTTCTCCTTCAGGATATTCTCCTATTAAATTAAATTCACCATCAGGGGTTGATGTTGTAGAATCCCCCAAAGTTGAAGTTATAGTAGCTCCTGAGATGGGTTGTTGGTTTTTATCAATTATTTGACCAATTATTATATATCCTAAAGTTGGGGTTGTATCAGCCATTATATTGTTTTACTTACACTAGATAAAATAGGTGTATTATCATTATCATCTTTGGTTACACTTGCTAATACTGAATTTAATGCTATTTCTGTGCTAGCAGCAGTTATAGATAAAGCATTGTCAGATACAACATCTCCAATAGTTACTTGCATTAATTGTAATTGTTGCACTAGTTGTTTTAAATTAGTACATAAATTAAATAATTCTACTCTTAAAGCTTCACCTTTTACAATAGGTTCAGTTGCATCTTTACTACCTAATTTAATAGTAGTTCCTACTTGAATTACAAAATTTGAATTAGTATCAAAATTAAATCCTTTAACAGCTTCAAAACTTATAGTTCTATTTGAACTTAACATAATGTGGTCTGTTTTTGAATTAAAAACTAAACGACCTGAGTTGATTATAACTTGATTACCATTAAATGTCGAAGGATCAGTTGGAGTTTCTTTAAGTCTAGGGGTATATGAAGGATATCTTACTCCATTAAAAAATACAGGATTTGTTACTATTGGTATTTTTTGGGTTGAAGTTAAGTATAATGAGGATAAATCCTTATTAATATCTTCTGTTATAGGTACCCATCCTTCTTTAGTGGAATTTGGATCTTGACCATTTCTTATTAAAGTAATAGGATCTCCATTTTTGCCTACCGTAGACCAATTATTGAATATGGTTAAATCATCCCCCGGGTTATTGTTATTTGGGTTTGCTGTACTACTAAATCTAATACTATTTCCCCATCTCCCACTTTGGATAATATCACCAGGGATTGGTAATAGGGAATGGATATTTGTTCTTTCAATAAATGTATTTTGACTTATATTAAATGGACTATTTAATGAAGTAGAATTACCTTCATCTTCTAATGATCCACTATCTGTTTTTCTTACCGTAGATCCTTCTGGAGTTTTAAAATAATCATCATATTTACCCTCTGGTGAATTTGGTGTTACTGGGTTAGGATAAGCATTATGGTGAGGACTATTCCAAATACTAAACATATTAATATAGTAAAAAGATTTACTTGATAAATTCCCTCCTATAGTATTATTAGGACCTGAGATAAGAAATATTAATTCATTAATTAAAGGATAAGAAGAATTATTGGGGTAAAAAGGTCTTGCCGTATTACCCGTATTAGAACCCTGGAGGTCTTCTATTTCATAAAAAACAGTACCAATACTAGGAAATCCTCCAAATTCTAAAAATCTTGGATGTTCTGGATTTAATATTATATCTGTAACCCTAGCAATTTGAGTTTTATTACTTAAATTAGCCAGAGGAGAGGATAAACCATCAGGATATACTACTTTATTGGATCTTTCGGGCATTAATCTTCTTTTTTAGGTGGAAGTTGAAGATTGTTGATTTCGTTTAGTAGTTGTTCTTTTTCTGCTTCTGAAATGCCAAATCCATTTTCTTCTGTACCTTCATTTGCGAATATACGTTGGAATATTGTTGCTACTTTTATAAGGGCTTCATCGTTTTTAATGCCAAGTTCCATGTATTCTTTGATAAGTGGCACAATCATTGTAGCATCACCTATATCACTAATTAGCGGCTTTAATTCGTTGATTAATGCACTAATTTGTGTTTCTTTCTTCTTTTGGTTGTCGTAAATTTCTTTAAGTAAATCTGAGTATGATTTTTTACCGAAGATATTTTTGTCTAAATGGCTCATAGTTATACGTTTGGTTCATGTATAAATATGATTAATTATTGTTTTTTGAAATCTATGTAACCTGTTTCTAGGTAAAAAACATAACTACCCTTAAACAATTTATATAGCCTGGTTGCTATTTTTGTTATTTTAGGGGTTTTTACTTCTAAACCATGGCTAGCCATTATTTCTCTAATGTAGATGTATAATGCTTTTTTATTAAATATTTCTAAATTTTCTCTTTTTCTAAATAATTCTAGTATAGCATCTGCTACTTTAGCATCATTACCTTTAGGGAAAAATTTATCAAATCTATCTTCAACGTGTTTTACATATGCATCTATAAAAATAGATAATCTATCTTTTTCTTTTTCTTCACCCATTTGATATGAGTAATTATCATCTTTAAATAATTCGTCTACTGGGGCTTTTTGAACTCGTTTTTTGTAGTTTTTTGTATTATATACTATTAACCAGTTTTTTGTTATAGTACCAAAATATGAATATGCTTTTG